GCTTGTTTTTGTCGTATTTAACACCACGATGGTCACTTGCATAAAGTGCCATGTTGTAGTGCTTTTCAATCCATCTTCTACGCAAATGAACAGCCCTATTTGCAATGCCAAGATGATCTGCTACTTTTTGAGCAGACTGAAGTTGACCCCATAACTGGATAAACTCGGTATCGGTACACGTTTCGTTAGAACTACCCATTGGAATCCCTTGAAAGTAACTTTTCTAGCAGATTGATGACCCTATGCTCTTGCATTTCAATCTCATCTTGAGATGACTTAGGGTCTTGTGCCACAGTCATTAAATCGTGTAGAAACACATGAAGTAACTCATGCAAAGCAGTCTGATCCAGAGACTCTGGTGTGATCTTCTCAGCACCAAAGTCGCCTAGTCTGTAAGTAGCCAACCTAGCAGAAGCATTAAACTCCACAGAAGCCATAGCAGATTTGGCTGGCTTGCTACCTTTCTCTATTCTCCAATCACCCAAACTCAACACTTGTTGCCACTTTTTGACACTTTGTGCAAACAGTTGTGATTGTTCTGGCGTAGGAATGTTCGACATTTCAACACCTTATACAAGTATTGTTACAGTTTAATTTAACAAGGCGCACTCAGCAACTCTGCGCTTTGTCAGACCTGCTAGAACTTTACCACCGCCTTTGTTCCAGAGCATCAGTTGCTCTTTAGCCCCTTCCCAATCTTGGGCATTGATTTTCCGCTTTAGAGTAGAAGTTTGGAGTCGTCCTATGCCCAAGTTATAGCAAAAGTCAACAATGGCATTGCACTTCTTTTCATCTGTTAGAAGAATGGGACAGTTTCTGACAACTCCTGGTAGGTAAGTATGATGTAACTCAACCATTAAAAGCAAATGAGCCTCTTCCTGACTCATTGGAGGGTCTTCTAAGGTCACTTTACGCTTGTCGGCATAGTAAGTAGACCCGTAGCCTATCGTGGCTACGTTAGCGGGGCAAAGGTAGGGCTTAGAACGAAAGCCCTCGAACCTTTTACATAGTTCTGCTGCCAGTTCTAAGTTCATAACCCACGCTTAGACAGAGTTCTATCAAGAAACCAATAGTTAATTGTTCCTGATAGCAAAGCAGAAAAGTCTGGAGTCATCATAGTTTTGAAGACTTCAACAGCGGGAGCACCACCTAGCCATGCGTTATAGGCAAACCACACATGGATAAATGACCAAACAAACAAAACCCAATAAGTGACCACAGGACGCACAGAAGCAGAAAGTGAGGCTACCCATCCACCTGCCGCCTTAACCATCGTTGCTTGCTGTTCTATGGCTGATTGAAAGGCATTCATGACACCTACGTCAACAGCGGCCTCTCTTTGTGCGCCTATTTCTGCGAGTTTCTGTGCGCCTCTTTGTTGTTCAAGATCGCATTGGAACTTAAACATATTGAGTTCATGTGCTCGTTCGTTCTTCTTGTCCATCCATTTAAGGACTTCAGGGGCTAGTCGGAAGACCCCACCAAAAATTGAACCTAAGATTCCACCACTAAGAATATCAAGCATTAGTCGCCCCTTTTACAATGTTTATCGTCATCATGAGATAGTTTTACACCCGCCAATAACCCAATAAATCCACCAATAATGGTCTGAAATGCAGGGCTAATCAGCTTGAAGATTTCGGCATTATCAACTTCTTTAGCCCATAAACCGAGTACAAAAGCACCAACCATTGCCAGTACAGACAAACAGAGTGTTGCAGACACCATTAAAGTTACAGCAAATGTAAGTTTTCCCTTTGTATCTTCCATTTGAAACTCCTAAACATAAATATCTAATTTGCGGTTAGTGAATATCTCCATGCGGAGTCGCTCTTGAACTACTTTTTTTGTATAAATCTCAAACTCTAAATCTTGTAATTGAGCCTGTTTCTGCTTTGCTAACTCATTTACCTTGTTCATTTCATGCTGTTTTTCTAGTCTTACTTGAGCAAGGTCATGTCTATCTGGATACCCAGAGGGCTGAACAGTAGGGAATAATTTAATGGTATCAATCATTTCTTCTCCCTCTCAAGTGCTGTCTTATATCCTTGAATAACCTTATGTCTTAACTCTGCACCATCAGCCGCACCAGCCCATTCACTCAGATTATTCCAAATTACAACAAAGTCGGAACTTTTGCATAACTTCTGATGGTTTGTAAGCCATATAGACATCTGTTGATGACGTTCACTTGGGTTGTGTACTGTGTAAGCTATTGAGTAAAACTCACGAACACTACAGAGGTCTTGCCCTGTAGATTGAAGCGATAGAGTTAAAACAAGCGCTATTAGCCATTTCACGGGTACGCCCAGATGATGATGTAACTACAAAAGACAACAAAGCAAGTGACACAGACTGCCGCAACAAATGCTTCGGCAAAGTCTCTCATTACTGTGGAGGGTTCATCATGGTGCTTAACAGACCACGAGTGTAATAAGATGGTTGAGGGCCAGGTGTTGTGCCTGTTAATAAACCACTCATGGCTTTTTCAGCAGATTGTCTACGAATCAATGCTTGCAATTTGTCTGCACCATAACCTGCGGCAGCAATTGGAATTGCTATTTCTGGCTTTGCAATTGAACCCGCAAAAGCTCCACCAGCCATGATTTGACTACGTTGCGGGTTGAACTTAGCCATTAGAGTCAACAATGGGTCTAATGAACTACCTTTAACAACCGATTTGATGGCATTCTGTTCATCTTTGCTAAACAAACTCATTTTGCTTTTGTTGGCAGCAAGAGTAATAAATCCTTGACGAATTAACTCGCTTTCAGACGCAGTAGGATTTAATGCTTTAGTTTCTGCAATATCTAAAACATTTTGAAGTGTTGTTGCACGACTAAGATTTCTAAAGTCTTTACGAGCTTCCATGATTGTCTTAACAGCAACATCAATCCCACCCGCACCAGAAACAACATCTTTTGGAGACAACGATGCAACGTGGTCATCAATGCTGTCAACCATTTCACTTGCAAGTCTACGAATGTTCTTATCTGGATTGCTTTTTAGATTATTTGCCAATCTACGCATCTGTTCAATGTTGTCAAAAGTAATATTTCCACGCTGAAGTATGCTCTCGTATTTATTCAGAATGTTTGCAACAGGTGCGGCATTTTCTGGAATGTAATCAACAGCATCTAAACGAGTTTTTATTTTGTCAACAAGGCTTGTGGCGTTTTGACCAGATATTTCAATCCCTTGATCGCTAACCTTTGTATAAGCACGACTTGCTTTTTGTTGAACATCAGCCATCGTAGTGGTTGGTTGTTTACCTGCGGCAATACGCCCCGCAACATCTCCCGTATATTTACCCACAGCACCAGAAACACCCAAAGCGGCAATTGTTGCGGCTAAGTCACTACCAGTTATTTCTTTTGTTATCTCTGCTACAGGTTGTGCAGCCATAGGAGCAACAGTAGCGGCAGGTAGTTGACGAGCCAAGTCAGCACCAAAAATTGTTTTAGGAGCAGTTGCCGCCATTCCACCCGCAGAAACTAAACCTTGCATACCAGCTTGTGCGGCTTTTTCAACACCAGTCTCAGGCTGTGGAACACCAAGTTGTGTCAAACCTTTGCTTTGCTCTTGAGACAAATAAGGCATTCTTTTTTCTGATCCAACAATGTTTGCACCGACATTAAATGCGCCACTCAAAAAATCTGCGGCAATGTTTGCAGGAGCAGAAACACCAGTAACGACAGCACGAGTAGCTAAGCCTAGTTGTCTACTTAACAATTGACCCAAACTTTGATCTTTGGGAGCTTCAGCGGTAGTCACAGGTTGAGCAATTGGTTGGGCTTCAGTCTCACCTAAACTGCCTTTAATCTTTGCTAAAGCAGCTTCGTTTGATAATCCATCAGGTAGCTCATAGGATGAGCCTTTATATTCATAAACAGTTGCCATGATGGTTGCCTTTAGTCTAATTTAATAGGATTTTGTGCTGTACCAGTTGCAGGGCCGTAGTAAGGCTCTACACCTTGTGATTTCCTACGACTATCAATACGTTTCTGAGCATTTTCACGAGCTTTATCAGTTGATTTAACAAAGTCTTCTAGAGCCTGTTTTGTCACTTTGGTATCATATTTTCCATAAGCCGCAATAAGTTCATTAGCAAAACGTAATACGTCCTTATCTGTTTGAACACCTTTAGCGGCATCAGTTTTTAAGTTAGTTGCAGATTGAACAGCACGCTCTAATTCAGCAAACTTTTGACTTTCAGGACTTGAATTGCCAGCAGCATTTTGGGCTTGGTAACGTAGATTATTTAAAGGGCCTAACTCCAAAGGTACTTTTTTAGTTTTTGGATCAGGCGTAAGAGCCGCTAAAGCGGGTTGTAATGCCTGTGAACGAGCTGTTAATGAGTCTACCAATTCAAGTTCTTTATCTTCTTCTTTTTGTAGACCAGGCGCAAGAACTTTAGGGCCTTTAAGTGAAACCATCAATTGAGCCAAATCTTTTTTGGCTTGTATTTGCATTTGAGCAATTTGATTTGAAGAATCAATCCTCATTTGAGCAATTTGTTTAGCGGTAGCACCTGCTTGATTAGCTGCTTCAATTTTTGCATCAGCCGCAACTTTTGCTCTCTCAATTGCCGCATCAGCCGCAGTTTTAGCCGCATCAATTCGAGTTTGATTAGCTGCAGCTCTATCAGCAGAGCCTTGTAAAGTTGCCAATACTTTATCTGGTGAACCATACTTAGTTACAACACCAAGGATTTGATCTTGCGTTGCATCAGGTGGTAATTTAGACAACTCATCACGCAATTGCTCTTCTTGTCTAATAGACAGTTGAGTTTTAGCAGTTGTTGCCAAAGATGATTGCTCTGCGGCTTTTCTCTGCTGAGTCAATGCCATTTCACTTTGAGATTGACGAGCATACTGAGCCAATGCAAAAGCACCTTGTTGATCTCCAGCTTGTGCAAGCATCTGAGCACCTTTTAGGATCGACTCAGGATTAGTTTGATCTATCTGTTGGGCAATAGCATTACGAGCACTGATTAACTTCAACTGAGGGTCTTCAATGCCCAAAGCACCCGCAAATCCTCGACCAAGTTGAC